GCGGCGCGTCTCCAAGGTGTCCGTGCCCTCGCCACCCGGGTAGCGCACCTTGCGATACTCGTCGTAGCTGAGCGGCGCGAACTGGCGCAGCAGGCGGCGCAGGTTCTCGCTCACGTTCGAGCACAGGCAGTTCCCGACGACCAGGTTGTCGATCCCGTTCTCGTCCATGACCGTGCCGACGACTTCATTCAGATCCATGTGTTCCTCCATCTCTGTCTTACCCCTCACCCAAGAGACGCATCGCGCGTGGCGGCCTGACACCGTAGGATCGAAATCCTCAGATTAGGAGGACTTGTGGTTGCTCAAGTGGTGACGATCCCGCCTTTCAACAGCCTGGACGCCCGTCTGTGGCACTACCGAGCGTTCGTCATCCGCGTCGTGGACGGCGACACGCTCGACGTCTTCGTGGACAAGGGCTTCGGGGAATACACGCGCCAGCGCGTGCGGCTCCTGGGGATCGACACCCCCGAGATGCGCCCGCGTAAGGGCTCGCCCGAGGAGCGCATTGCCGAGAAGGCAGCTGCTCGGAAGGCCACCGACCGCGTGGTCCACCTGGTCGCGAACAAGGAGATCATCCTCAAGACCGCGAAGGCCGGGAAGTTCGGACGGTGGCTCGCCGTCGTCTACCTCCCCGAGGACGTGATCACCGAGCTTGGTCGTGTCGCTGACGGACGCGATCGTCTGAGCCTCAACGATCTCCTCCTCGAAGAGGGCCACGCTGTCCCCTACCCCAAGTAGGCTGCTACCCTTCGCTACCAAGGCGGGATCATGAAGCTGAACAGACGACCCCTGACGACACTTTCCGAGGCGCGCCGGAAGCCGGGCTCCGTGAAGTGGCCCGCTGCGCACGGCCAAATGGGGCGCGACCCCTCCCGCCGTTTGCTTCCTGGAGAGCACGAGATGCTTTCCAACCAGCAACTCGGCCACCGCAGTCACCAGCAGCGGCTCTCTCGTGAGCATCTACGGCGGGTCACGTTCTCGAACGGGATCAAGGACATCGACGTACAGGTCATTGAGAGCACGGACGCCAGGGCGGTTCGCAAGGCTCGGAAGACCAAGCGGCTCTCCAGCGCGTGGAAGGCCAAGTTCGTCGCCGACAAGAACGGTCGCAGGCCGTATCGGGGGAAGCAGAAATGAGCTTGTTCGAGCGCGTCACCGGCCTGACCGAAGGCCGACCTGGTTACGAGAAGGTCAAGGGCGGCGAGGTCTACCCGCCGCAGCCGTATCGCAACAACCCGTGGTCGTTCCGCATCAACGCCATGCAGGGCTCGATCGTGTCGTTCGAGGAGAAGAACGGCAAGTGGGTGGTGCTCACGTTCCACCAGTACAAGCCGGACGTCTGGGCCAAGAAGGGCGCGAAGCTCAAGGCGAGCTACCCCACCAAGGAGGCTCTGATCGCTGACGTGATCAAGGTGAGCAAGAAGGTGGACGCCCTCAAGAAGAAGGACCGCGACGCCTCCTGGGAGAAGCGGAAGATCGAACTGGAGCGTGAACGGCAGGCTGCCCGCGCTCGATGAGCCGTCCTCTCCAGACATTCACGGAGACGATCTTCCGGCGGAAGAAGGTGATCCCCGGGTGGATCTATATCCGCAAGGCGCCTATGGGTCCGCCGCCCGCGAAGGACCCGTCTGAGGAAGCGATCGACGACCTGATCCGTGACGTCGCTGTCGGCTTCGACTTCAGCCCGCTCCTCTCCGGTGACCGGCGCCAAGCGCAGAAGGTCGCCGAGGACTTCATGGCCGACGTCCGCGCCTCCGCTGAGAAGGACGACCTGGTGGACGGCGCCCTCCTGGACGCGCGCATGGCGAAGCTCTGGCCCTGGTGGTTCCGTTCCCTCAACACGTTCCGCGACCGCCTCAAGGCCGCACTGAAGACGGTCCGATGAGCCTCCACGACCGCGTCGTCCTCCAAGAGGGCCTCAAATACAAGCAAGCCAAGAAGGCGCAGATCCCTCTCGACCCCGAGGAGCGGAAGCTCTGCATGGACCGCAAGGCCGTGTGGAACTTTCACATCGCGGGCAAGACGGCCAGCGGCCAGATCAAGCGAAAGAAGACGCCCGCCGTCTGGAAGCACCAGGAGAAGGACGGCACGATCATGTTCAACACGAACACACACCGCGCCTGGAACCAGGCGTCCACGCTCAAGGGCGCGATCGCGAAGTACCACAACTTCATCAAAGGCACCGCGTGATCGCAGGGGACACCCTGATCCACACGCTCCAGGGCGACGTCCCTGTGTCGATCCTTGCCGCGAAGAACGCCACGGTCTACGGCTTCACCTGGACTGGTGATCGGATCGGCTACGCGCGCCTCTGCGTCGAGCCCTTCCAGCGCCCCATGATGAGCCACCGCGTCGTCCTGGATTCCGGCACCTCGATCCGCGTCTCGAACAAGTGCCGCGTGGTCTGCCGCGACGGCGAAGCAGCGCTGATGATCGCCCTCGAAGGCGAGAGCGTCATGCCGCTCTACTTGAAGACGTCCTCCAACGGCTATCTCCAGTACCGCCAGCTGCGTGAGGACAAGCGCCACGCCCCCGCGCCCAGCGATCGCAAGGGGTGGCGGAGCGTCTCGCGCATGGTCGCGGAGCAGGTGCGCGGGGAGCGTCTTCCAGCGGGCTACTTCGTCCGCCACGTCGATCTCGACAAGACGAACTGCTCGCCTTTGAACCTCTCGCTGGAGGCCACCGACAAGCCGACTCGGAGGAAGCGCAGACCCCTCGACGACCTGCTTGCAGGGGCCCGCGCGAAGCTGCCAAATAACCACAAGATCGTCGGTCAGATCGTGTACGGTGAGGAGGACGGCTACCTCGTCACTCCAATAGACGCTTCCAACTTCGCTGCGGGCGAGGTATTCATACAGGCACATGGCGATTCGTGATCGAGTGATTGACGGGCTCCGGGCGGTCTTCGGGGCCGACCGGGACGAGCGGGCGAAGGCGGACTCTCCGTCCGCTGCCGCGATGCAGCAAATGACCCCGTCCATGTTCTCCGTCTGGGGACGTGAGGACATTGGCGGTCTGCTCACCGTCAGCCAGTCCCTCCTGGACCGCTTCGCTGACTACGAGGCGATGGAGGAGTATCCCGACATCAACTGCCTCGCCGAGGGCATGAGGGTCTACGCCTGTGAGGGCGGTCAGATCGCCCCGATCCCGATCGAGCAGTTGGCTATGGGCGGGCCGTGGCGCGAGATCCTCGCCTACGACGTCAAGAAGCAGAAGCTCGTCAAGGTGGACGCTCAGCACGCGCGCATGACGGGCCGCGACGCGGACGTGATCGAGTTCCCCCTCTCGAACGGCAGCAAGATCCGCTGCACCCCCGAGCACAAGATCCTCCTGGTCGATCGCGGCTACGTGGACGCCAGCGAACTCAAGAAGGGCGACGAGGTCATCAGCGCGTGGGCGGGTTTCAACCCGGACGTGACCCACGTCATGACCCAGCCGCGCCCTGGTCGGCTCAAGGTCACCGAGGACCCGAAGGAGAGCGGCAAGGCCCGCGTCTTCGACATTACGACCAGCACGCACAACTTCCTGTGCGAGGGCGCGGTCGTCCACAACAGCGCCTACCACTTCTACGCCAACGACGCGACGCAGCCCTCCATCAAGGAGGGCAAGACCATGTGGGTCTCGTCCAACGACCGCGCGCTCCAGGGACTCGGCAACGACTTCCTCCACAAGCGCATGAGGGTCGAGGACGACATCTGGTCCCAGGCATACACCCTGGTCATGTACGGCAACAACTACGAGGAGGTGCTCGTCACCGACAAGGGCGTGATCGGCCTGAATCACCTCCCCACGCCAACCATGCGCCGCGTCGAGCGCCTGGACGGCGCGCTGATCGGCTACGTCCAGGACGTCACCGGCCAGTTCACCGCCAACAGCCACGAGCTTCGGAAGATGCTCGCCGGTCAGACGGAGATCCCGCGCAGCCTCGCCCTCTTCGAGGACTGGCAGTGCGCCCACTTCCGTCTCCGAGCGACACGTCGCCGCAGCCCCTACGGAGTCAGCGTTGCCGAAGGCGCTCGCTGGATCTGGAAGCGGCTGACCATGCTCGAAGACGCGGTCATGATCTACAAGCTGACGCGCGCCCCGGCGCGCTACGCCTACTACGTGGACGTCACCGACGTCCCGAGTGATCGCGTCGAGGGCTTCCTCCGCAAGACGAAGCGCGACCTCAAGAAGAAGTCGATGGTCGATCCCCGCACGGGGCGCATGACCATGCGGCACAACCCAGCTGCTCACTCGGACGACTACTTCATTGCCGTCCGGGAGGGCCGCGAGCTTGCCCGCGTCGAAGTGCTCTCCGGCCCGGACTACCAGGCCGTGGACGACGTCGAGTACTTCAAGCGAATGATGCACGGCGCCCTGCGCGTGCCCCGCGAGTATCTCGGCCAGGAAGCCTCGATCCCGAGCAAGTCGATCCTCAGCAACGAGGACGTCCGGGCTGCTCGGGTGACCATGAACATCCAACGCGAGCTTCGGAACGGCTGGGAGCGGATCGTCCGCACCCACCTGGCCGCGCTGGGGCACGCCAACCCGTGGGCCCCCGAGTTCGACGTCGAAATGACCCTCCCGTCAGGGATCTGGGAACTCGCCGCCTACGAGGTCATGAACGCCCGCGCCGACTACGCCTCCCGCGTTCAGCCCTGGGTCAGCACCCGCTGGATCCAGGAGAACGTGCTCAAGATCCCCGAGGCGGAGATCAAGGTGATCGCCAAGGAGCGCAAGAAGGACGCTGGCGAGGAGCAGGGCGGCGATCTCCCCTCCTACGCTATGGGCGGTGGAGGCGGCGCGCCTCCTCCTGGACCCCCCGAGCCGGGCGAGGAAGCGCCCCCCTCGAACGCCGAACTGGAGCAAGGCGCCCCCGAGCCGCCCCGCACCAACGACTTCGCCTGGCGCCAGTACGACTACCAGCGTCGGCTGGAGGAGTGGCGCTACAAGCAGTCGAACAAGCGGCATGGCGAGGTCATGAACGGGATCGGCAAACTCATGGAAGCGGATACAGGGTGGGCTCGACGCCGCAAGGAGAGCGCCATGTTCGTGGACGAGCTTCGCAAGACCGCCTTCCGCTCCACCGCACACGGCCCGCAGGGGCTTCCCCAGGGCAACGGAACCCAACGAGTCCCCATGAACGGGGCTGGTCCACGTCGTTGAAAGGCGCAAACCCGTTTGACGCCGATAGATGTAGACCGTAGAACCGAGATGCAGGAGCTATAAATGCCTGACGGCAGCGCCATCATCGACACCCTTCGTGCCGCCCGCAACGCGGACGACACCCTTTCGCATTTGCGCGAGGGATCGATGGAAGCTCGTGCGGAGCGTATCCAGGAAGCGCTTGCTTCCGAGGACTTCGCCGCTGGGCCTGCGAACCTCCTGCTGACCTACCCCCGCCACGCGATCTGCGAAGCGAATGGCGTGGTCATGCGTGTGACCATCTCCGAGGAGAATGGCGAGATCACGCTGGGCAACGTCGAGGTCCACCAACTCCCCGAGAAGGTCTCCGACATCGGCCACGAGGTCATGGAGACCGCGAAAGCCGCGTCAGCGCTGATTCTCGACGAGGACTACGAGGGCGCGGCCCCGCTAGTGGCTTCGATCGCGAATGCGCTCTCCTACGGCGGAGACCTGAAGCGTCAGGTCGAGTCCGAGGTCGCCAAGCGCTCGATCAAGCGCACCGCCTGGTGGCACAAGGTCGTCGCCGAGGCCGTTGGTGCCGAGGCCAAGGTCGAGATCCCCATTCCGGGCGAGGGCGACGAGGCCCTTGGAGAAGCGATCGACGCTCTCAAGGCCCGTCTCGTCGAGTGCGCCGCTCGCGCGGCCCAGGCGATCGCCTCGCTGTCCGAGGACGAGCTTCCCACGCAGGTCGAGTCCGCCGCGACCGACATTGCCGCCGATCTCAAGTACGCTCTCCAGGCGCTCAACGGTATCAACCGGAACGACGTCGCTGAGATGGCCGGGATCTACGAGGGCGTCGCCGAAATGGCGGGACACCTCGTGCTGGGGACGCAGTTCCTCAAGAGCCTCGTGACCGAGGACGAAGCAGACACCGACGTCGGTGACGACTCCGACGACACCGACGACGACCACAACAACAGTGACGAGGGGTGATCCCGTGTTGATGAACGACTACAACCAGGGCGATTGCGGCAGCATGGACGAGGATCTCGCGGTCCTGGGGCTCAAGCCCCTCACCGAGAGCCAAGGCACTCGCGGCGAGAGCGGCACCCTGGTCGAGGACACGCAGGAAGAGGGCAAGGTCCCCCCGGCGTTCCTCAAGCACATCAAGAAGAAGGACGACGACTCGGACGACAAGGACGACGACAAGGACGACGACTCCGACGACGACTCGAAGGAAGAGGCCGTCGCCGCTGACGGTCGCACCGAGGTCGATCCCCGCACCGAGGAGGACGAGGAGTCCGACGAGGACGCCGAGCCGGTCACCGAGAGCACCATGATCGGCTTCGACCAAATGGTCGAGATCGCCGAGCAGTGGGAGATCGAGCCGATCGACTTCATCGACTTCCTCAACGAGCAGTTCGGGATCGACCCGGACATGTTCTTCACCGAGGAGGAGATCGCCGCTCTCGCCGAGGACGAGGGCAACGTCGGGGACGAGCCCTCCTTCGGTCCCAAGACCGAGGCCGCTCACTCCGTGCTCGGCATGTTCTACGCCCACATGGAGCAGATCACCGAGTCCGAGGAGGTCGAGGAAGACAGCCTCCCCTCCTACGACAACCTCGTCGGCGTGATCGAGAGCTACGAGCACGTCCACGACGACCTCCTGGAGGACGTCGAGGAGATCCTCGAAGCCGAGGATCTGGAGGAGGCCAAGAAGGGCTTCCGCCGCCTCAAGGCCAAGCTCAAGCTCGGTCGCCGCAAGTTCATGAAGCAGGCCGGGGGCAAGAAGCTCAAGCGCGTCCAGAAGCGTATGCACGACCGGGGTATGCACCTCGTCGGCGGCAAGAAGATGCGTGCGGGCGCCTACAAGCGTCACCTGCGCATGAAGCTCAAGGGCGCGTCCGGCAAGTACGCTCGCTCGATCCGCAGCAAGATCAAGTCGTCCAAGAACAGCACGATCGGTGCGGGCGTCGAGGACAACGGGACCCCGCTGAGCGAGTTGGTCTCGAACCTGAACTCGCTCCGCGACCAGGTCAACGAGCAGGACGACGTGACCACCGCTGGCGACGAGTTGCTGGAGGGCCTGAAGTCGATCTACGACGTGGCCACCAGCTACTTCACTCGGATCGCCGAGGAGGTCCAGGAGTCCGAGGACGTGGCCGAGGACGACGCTCGCGTTGTCGTCGGGCGTCACTTGGAGAAGATCGCGGAGGACGCTCGTCGCGTCGCCGAGGGTTTGGTCGAGGGCAACGGCGAGTTCACGCTCGACGACTATGCCGACGACCTGACGGCGCTCGCCGCCGACCTCGACGAGTCGATGGAGGCCATGAAGGCGATCGACTAGGCTCAGGCGCAGGTCGATCGGAAACCCAGGAATAGGAGAGGCACCATGAGGCGAGTGCTTATCGATCAATACGGAACGCCCGTTCGCATGAACGTGGTCGAAGGCCAGGAGGGCGGCAAGCTCGTCGTCCAAGGCAAGATCGGCCACTGTGACAAGGCGACGGCGAACAACCGTGTGTATCCGCGTTCCGTCATGGAGCGTGAGATTGCTCGGTTGCAGCCCCGGATCAAGTCCGGGTCTGTGGTCGGTGCGGTGGACCACCCGGGCGACGGCAAGAGCCGTCTGCGCGACGCTGGTTGCATTGTGCGCGGCCTCTGGATCGAGGACTCCGGGGAGATCCACGGCAAGTTCGAGGTCGTGGAGGAAGCGCCCGCTGGCAAGGCGGTCGCCGCCTTCCTGCGTCGCGGTGCCTCGATCGGCATGTCCAGCCGAGGCATGGGGTCCACGACCCTAGCGCCCACCGGCTCGGACATGGTCGGCGAGGACTTCCGCCTCAACACCTGGGACTTCGTCGCGGACCCCGCGTGCCACGACGCCTACCCCTCGGTGATCTCCGAGGACATCGACGCCGAGGGCGCGCCCACCGGCAAGCTGGTGATCCCGGCTGACGGCCTCACCGAGCAGGAGCTTCGGACGAAGTTCCCCTCGCTCGTCGAGTCGATCGAGAACCACGCCATGTGGGTCGCTCAGGAGACCGTCAGCGAGGACGTCGAGGCTTCGATCCGCGCCCAGGTCGAGGCCGAGGTCGGTGAGGGTGTCGTCGCTGCCCGCGACGAGATCCGCGCTCAGATCAAGGAGGAGGTCTACGAGGAGGTCCGCAAGGAGATGGCGGAGGACTACGCTGTGAAGCTGGTCCGTGCGCTCGCGGAGCTTCGCACCGACGTCATGGAGGAGGTCCGCAGCGAGATCAACAGCGATCCCGCCCAGGCCACCGCCACCGCGACCCTCAAGCGGGTCAGCGAAATGATCAACCCCTTCCAGCCCGACGACGCCACGAAGCGCGTCCTGGGCGAGAAGGACTCCGAGGTCACCGCTCTCCGGGAGGCTGTCACCACCCAGGAGAACGCGGCCAAGAAGGCGAACCACCGCGCCGCGCAGCTTGAGGCCAAGGGCCGCGAGTTGGCCTACCAGGTCTTCGTGGAGCGTCAGCTTCAGGGCCGCCTGGACGCGGACAAGCTCCGCGAGGCGATCGGCGACGTCACTGCTTACGAGAGCGCCAAGCTCCTCAAGGAGAAGGTGGACGCGCTGCTCACGCACGCCGACGAGATCACCGTGGAGTCGGCCCAGGCCGCGCACGCTGCCTTCGCCGAGGAGCGCGAGGAACTCACCGACCGCGTCAAGCACGCCGAGGCGGCTGCCCGCCAAGCGCAGCTTCGCGAGAAGAAGCTCCGTGAGGACGTGAACAAGCGTCTGAACCAAATGGAGAGTCAGATCAGCGAGGTCGTCGCGGACCGGGACCAGAAGGTCCGCCACATGTCCGAGCAGATCGAAGAGGCCCACCAGGTCGCTGGCAAGGCCGAGCTTCTCGCCTACACGGCGCGCCGCACCGTGGGTCACCACGATCAAGCGTCGATCATGGAAGACGTCATGCGCGGCAACCTCCTCACGGAAGACGCGGTCGATCAGATCGCGACCAAGAGTGAGGCCGCGCACGCCCGTCAGGGCGGTGGCGGATACACCGAGCGCGTCCGTCGCGCTATGGGCCGGGGCCAAGAGCACCTGGCCGAGGGCGAGCACCAGCCGTCCGGCGGAAACACAATGGGCGGTCGCCACAGTGGCGACTACCTTGCGGAGAGTGAGGCCGATTCGGACCTCGCCGTTCTTGGTCTGTCGATGGGACAGCAAAAGCAGTCCGGGGGAACCCGGTCAGGAATGAGGAGGTAGTCAACCATGTTGACCGCACGCAGAATGTTGGGTGAGTCGCTTGGCGACTCCACGGCCATCGCAGACGACGGCGCTGTAGGCCGCTACGTCAGGAAGTGGGGCAAGATGCTCCACGGTCTGGCGGAGGAGATCGGTCCTGGCGCCACGCCCGGGATGGTGAACTACGTCCGAGGGATCACCGCCCTCATGATCGAGCAAGAGGTTCGTCACCTCAAGCGTCTGACGGAAGAGACCCGCGCCCTGAGCGTCGGCCCGTTCCTGAAGTACGTGCTTCCGGTCATTCGCCGCACGGCCATTCGCTTGGTCGCCACCCAGATCGCTTCGGTCCAGCCCATGACGGGCCCGATCGGTGGCGTCGCCTTCTACCGCCCGCGTTACGCGAGCGACAAGGGCACCGTCTCGGCTGGCACCGAGATGAACAAGGTCTTCAACAAGTGGTACTCGTCGAACTTCATCGACGGCGAAGCGTTCAACACCGGTGACGGTGTGACCGCTGCGTTCAGCCGGAACCTGGCCTGGCCTCGTCCCCTGGCTGGCACCCTCGTCCTGAAGGTCGGTGGCGTCGTCAACGGCACCGACAACGGCGCTGGTGGCTTCACCCCCGTCGCTGGCACCGACCTCGCCGGTGGCGCGGGCACGGTCAACTACCAGTCGGGTCAGGTCTCCCTCACGTTCGGCACGGCGCCCGCCGCCAACACGCCGATCACGATGGAGTACCGCTACGACAACGAGTTGAACGCTCGGATCCCCGAGGTTCAGCTGGACATCGAGATCAAGGAGATCCGGGCCGAGTCCCGCAAGCTCAAGAGCCTCGCGTCCGTCGAGGCTTCGGACGACCTGCGCGCCATGTGGGGCCGGGACGTGGACGCCGACCTCGTTGCTCAGATGAGTGACGAAATGACGGCGGAGATCGATCGTGAGATCGCCGGAACGGCGCTCAACGCGGTCGAGCCGATGGCTGTGGTCAAGTGGGACCGTGCGACGCCTTCGGGCATCAGCGACCCCGAGCACCTCAAGTCGCTCGTCATTCGCATGAGCCGTGCGAGCCACATCGTTCACCGCCGGACCCAGCGTGCCCCGTGCAACTGGATCATCACGTCGAGCGAGATCGCGTCCCTGCTCGACAACATCGACAGCTTCACGGCTGTGGACGAGGGTCACGTCTACCAGGGCGGGATCATCAAGCAGGGCGTCTTGCAGCGGAAGTGGGTCGTCTTCGTCGATCCCCTCTTCCCCGCGAACCAGATCCTCATGGGTTACCAGGGTCCCTCGATCCTGGACACCGGGCTCATCTACAGCCCGTACATCCCGATGGAGATCACCCCGAACTTCGTGGACCCCAACGACCTGTCGTTGCGCCGCGCGGTTCGGACTCGCCACAAGATCACCCTGACGCGCCCCGAGTTCTTCGCTCGCGTCGAGGTGGACAACCTCCTCTAGCGGGAGTAGTCGGCGGGTAAGACCCAACGAACGTGGCAGGCCCCGGGGAGAGATCCTCGGGGCTTGTTGCGTTTCAGGCCAGAAGGGCGAGCCGGTCCACGGCGCCGAGCCCCAGGAAGTCGTAGATCGAGTCCCGTTCCTCTGCGTCCGCGTTGACGAGGCGATTGAGCGTGTCCAACCGCAGGGCGTCCCACAGGCGCGGGTGGGGCAACTCGTACCAGATCAGCCCAATGACCGCCGCCGTGCCCGCGTGCGCGGAGCCGAGCCCGTGGCGCCCCAACCACCACTCGAACTCCTCGTCGTGCGCCTCAAGCCACGGCTCGACCAGCAGCGACGCCACCTGGGCCGCTGGTATGTATCGGTAGGAGCCGCGCCCGTAGCGAAGACGCTTCTGGAGCGTGACCCGGATCCGCCGGGTGATCGAGTGAATGGTGGCGCGGTCCATGTCCGTGTCCTACCCCCGGGGTAGCACAGCGATATGAAATGCTCAGGCTGTGGTCGTGACGTCCCCTCAAATATCCTCTTGGTTGTGGCCGCTAGGGGTGCGCCGCTCAAGTGCTCTGCGTGCGGCACCGTGGACTCGGTCCCGTTCAAGGAGGTGCAGAGCGCGCTGCGGGCTCAGCTTGACAACGGCGCCTCGTGCCCGTGCTGCACCCAGTTCGCGAAGCGCTACAAGCGGAAGCTGAACGCAGGGATGGCGCGCTCTCTCCTGCACTTCTACAGGTGGTCTGCGGAGAAGGCCGACAGCAACGGCTGGGCCGGTGTCGGCAAGGACCACATGACGAAGCAGATGTGCATGACCTACCACCAGGGGGAGTTCCACAAGCTCAGGTGGTGGGGGCTCGTCGAGCAGCAGAGCACCGTGCGCGTTGAGGGGCATCGCAGTGAGTTCTGGAGGCTGACAGAACTTGGGCGCGAGTTTGCGCTGGAAGCGGCCACGGTTCAGTCGCACGCGCTGGTGTTCCGAAACCTCTGCGAGGGCTTCGACGGCGACCCTATCTCGATCCGCCAGGCACTCGGCTCCAAGTTCAACTACGACGAGTTGATGGCTAAGGGGTGAGGTGGGTCGTCTACCTGCTCTGGTCCGAGATCGGCCAGCGCACCTACGTCGGCGTCACCGTGGACATGGACCGGCGCCTGGAGGAGCACAACGGGGTTCGGCGCGGCGGAGCCAAGGCCACGCGCGCAAACCGTCCCTGGACGCTCGTGCGGACGTGGGGGCCGTTCGCAACGAACTCCGAGGCCCAACGAGTCGAATGCAAGATCAAGCGCCTGAGCGGCCTCGCAGCGCGTCGTGCGTGGCGATGAGATTCCGCTTTGGTGATGAAATCCGTCAGGTAAGACAGACCTAGCCAAGGAGGCTCACATGCCCGCAACTCTCGTCTCGCTCAAGCTGTTCCTGTTCACGCCGAAGGGCAAGAACGGGCTTCACTCCACTCCGGTCACCGCCCGCGTCAACGAGGCCGTCGCGGAGAAGGTCGTCCGCGCGTTCTTCTCGGGCCCGATCGACAAGGTCATGGGCCACCTCGATCCGGCCACGGTCCAGGCGATCCACTGCGCCAAGATCGACCCCGCCGACGCCGTGAACGGCGAGGTCGGCGTGGACTCGGAAACGCTCCAGAAGTACGCGCCCGACCTCGCGGAGTAGACACGAAGAAGCCCCGGGCTAACCAGGCCCGGGGCTCCTCCGTTGCTCACAGCCCTGCTGTCTTGTTAGCCGAGCGCCTTGAGGGCGACCTGCATGGCGCAGTAGGCGACCCCGCCGACCGTCGCGCAGCGGCAGACCGACGCCGCGAAGGCGTAGCGCGCCTGGCTGATCGGAGCGCTCCGGCCCGCCGACTGCGCCTTGAGCGCAACCTTCCGCTCGCGGCTGGTGAACAGCCGGTCGAGGAACTGGAGGGTGCCCGAGCCGGGCTCCAAGAACCCGCGACCCGTCTGCTCGCCGCCGGGGACCTCCGAGAGACCCTGGCCGCCAGCGTCGAGGATCGCGGCCTCGGGGACGACTCCGGTCGAGATCGTCACGGTCTGCTCCTCGCAGCCACCGCAGTCCTCGTCCTCGCAGCCCTCCTCCGACTCGATCGCCTGGGCCCGAGCCTCTAGGCTCTGCTCGTCGGCGAACTTGGCGTAGCTCTCAGCGAGAGCGTAGGGCTTGTTGGCCCAGCCGGTGTAGCCGTAGCGAACGTCGAGGCGAACCTCGTTGACCAGGAGCCGGTAGCTCTTGGTGAAGGCGACTTGCCCGCCCACCTGAACTCGGATCCAGCGACCGTCGCCGATCTTCTCCAACACGCGGACCGTTTGGTTCCGCTCCACTCGCCCGACTGAGCGCGAGTGATCGCTCGCTTCCTCGTAGAGCGTTCCTTCTCGAACTACCGTGCCCAGCATGATTCACCTCCGTTGTTGTGATGCTCTGGTTCTACCCATGCGACGTGTAGCCGGGCTGAATCTGATTCGGGAGGTAGAACAAAATCCATGAAGAACGTAAGTGAAGTGATCTGCCCGGTTTGCGCTGCGCCTCCTGATGCTCCCTGCGTCTACGAGAAGGGGGCGCGGTCCCCTCGCGAACACGAGGCGCGCTACGTCCTCGCCCGTGGCTACGTGTCGCTCGTTGTCGGGTGCGAGTCGTGCGACGCGGAGCCCGGCGCCCTCTGCCGTGATCTGCGGACCAAGAAGGAGAACCCGCGCTACAACGTCAACCCGCACTACCAGCGCGACCACGAGGCCCACCGACAGCGTGTTGGGAAGGTGGTGCGAGGGCTTCGCTACAAGAACGGCAAGGTCGTCCGGGAGGGCTGGATCAGCGCTGATCGGACTCGGAAGCGGGATGGCGTCCGCTCCGTCCACGTCCGGGAGATCGGCGGGATCGTGCCGATGTGGTGGGCTTCGACCCCGAACGGTCGGATCTGGTTCGCCAGCACCAGAGGCAAGACGTCGAGTCAGCGCGCGGTCGCCGCCCGGGACGAGGCCAGCCCCATAGACCTCCTTGGTGACCTCAAGAGGAAGGCGACGACGATCTGGGTGGACTAGAATGGCGGCGTGACCACTGCTCAAGCTATTCTGAACGGACGCACAGACCTGCGAATCGGCCCAGCTGGCTTCCCTACGCGGAAGCAAGGTGGCGGCCCAGTCACTACGAGTGGCGAGCCGGTCCGTAAGAGGAAGACGAAGAAGATGCCCACCGCGCTCCAGAAGATCCGCTCCGTCAACCACCGCCTCCGCGAGCAGCACTCCCACTTGGAGGAGGCGGCAGAAGGCGCCTGGTTCCGTCGCTACGAGTTCAAGGGCTGGAACCCCGGCCTCGACAAGGGCTGGGGCGGCTCCTCGAACAAGTTCTGGGAGGTCACCTACCAGGACGGCAAGATCACGACGCGCTGGGGGAAGATCGGCTCGAAGGGCCAGACCAAGACGCAGCACGGCTCGCTCTACAAGGCCAAGGACATGGCCGGGCAGAAGTACGGCAAGGGCTACACGCTCACCAAGAAGTCGGACCCCGCGAAGCCGAAGCCCAAGCCCAAGCCCAAGCCCGCCCCCAAGCAGGGCCGCAGTCTCTCCGACCTGATCAAGCGCGCGACGTCGCACACCAAGCCCGCGACGATCAACCCGAAGAAGCCGACCGCGCCCAAGAAGGTCGGCACCTCGTCGAAGATCGCCTACGTCAAGACCCCCGGCCTCCAAGGCCCGCCCGTCGAGAAGGGCGCTGGAACGTGGAAGCGTCGCCTGGAGTACGTCGGCTGGAACTACAAGAACACCAGCGGCAAGTCGTCGAAGTTCTACGAGGCGACCGTCTCTGGCAACACGGTCACGTTCCGCTGGGGCAAGATCGGCTCCAAGGGTCAGTCCAAGACGCACACCAAGGGCAGCGGCGTGACCGCGCTCGTGTTCGCCAAGGCGCAGATCGCTAAGAAGATGGCGAAGGGCTACAAGAAGGTCTAGCCCATGAGCACGAACCCAGAGCCGCCCAATCATGGTCCTCTTGGTCTGCCCGCGATCTCCGGCAAAGGCCGGACCGAGGAGC